TCCATAGTTACGGCTGAAGGGGCGTTACGAGTAGAGGACCCACGTGGACGAGTAGAAGGCCCACGTGCCGGTAACGCTTCATTGTCAGACGCCAGGGCAGGATCTTGTTGAAGCGCTTTACGCTGTTTATCGCGATACGGAAGGCTGTAGTTGCCTAGCGTAAGCGCACGCACCGCGTTGTTACCGAGGTCCGATGCAGCGCCGAGAGCACGTACGCCAATGTCGCCCATCAGAGATGGGTCGTTGGTCTGTAGACCAAAGCGTTCGCGATAGTCCTCAGTCGGAGTGTCGGCGACGTCCATAGCTGTAGCGCCAAGTGCACCAGCTGCGCCAGCACCTTTTAGCGCGCGCACAAACTTACCGCCTTCGCCTATTCCGCCAACACCTTTGTACTTCGCAGCCTCGCGAACACGCTCGACGCCAGAGTCTGCTAGGGCTTTTGTCTTGTCTACCGCCTTTGCGATTTTTGCGTCGAGAGGCAGCTCGCGACTGAAATTCTTCATGTCACGATTGACCCATTTAGTGTCGACACGCCCGCCGTCAGCAAACTCAGGCATCGCGTATTCGTCGACCGTGATCGACTCCATCTGCGGTTCCATCGGCGTCATGTCTGCGCTCAAAGGCAGGCTGCGAGACAGCGCGCGCCTTGGCCTACCACGAGATTTTTTCCACTTCGCCAACCGCGCCCAGATCGGGTCCGGCGTCTCGTAGTCGCTCATCAGGCTTTCAGGGTCGTAGCCAAGCCTTTTGAAGCCGCGAGCGGTATCCGTCTCGTTGTTCTCCAACTGGCGGATGCCGGCGTCACGGATCTTCTCGAGCTGACGGCTAGCGCGCATCTGCTGTCCCGCCTCAAGCCCGCTCGTAAGCCCACCAAAGAAACTACCCAAGCTCATATCAGCCTCCTACCGGCAGGGCGCGACGGACCTGCTGCTCCTGCTGGGCTGCGGGGGTGTGATACTTCTGCAGCAGTTTGTCGAAAAACTCGCGGCCTTTTGCAGCCACCACATCAGCGGGAATTACGTACTCCCCGACCGACAGCTTCGCGTGCACCTGATCGTCGATACCAGAGCCGTCCGTAGGGCCTTGAGTGACAGGTCCAACTGGGTCGAGCGGCATGCCGCCGTCTGCAAGGTTAAGACCAAGTCCTACAAGGCCGCCAAGCCCGCTAGCAAGATTTGAATTGACCCTTTGTTGCGCGCCGAACCCGGCCAGTTGGTTCTGGTACCCCTGCGAGGCAATGTTTGCGGCCTGACCGACCCCCTGCAGAGCCTGACCGGAGAAACCGAGACTCGACGAGAGCGCACCAGTGCTGGTTCCCGTGGTCGCGTTCGCTCCGCCCACACCCGCCTGACCGGCCGCAATCGACTGCCCATAACTCTGGGCAACCTGCGACGGAAGACCGCGACCGATATTGAGTGCATCAGCACGAAGTGCGCGCGCCGTGTTGTCAACGCGCTGGTCGGCGGCGTTGGCTGCGGCAGCTTGCGCCTGCGCCTGCTGAGTACGCATGCTAAGGTCGAGCGCCCTATTCCGAGTCTGAGACGGGTCGATGCCGTAGCTTTCTAGACGCTGCAGAGCGTTACGGCGGGCTGCGTCGAACGACGTAGAGATGTCGGCGATCGCGCGTCCGCGCTCTTGTTGTCGCCGCTCAGGAGAGTCATAGCTTTGGAACTCGCCAATCAGGTTGTCTTCGAGCGGACGGTATACATCTACGTACCGCTGTCGATCTTCGCGCGCGTTGCGGAACTGATCTTCCATCGCCGGCAGCTGGACGTCGAGTACACGGTTCAACGTCTCACGATTCATCCGATCCTGCTCGCGTGCCCAGTCAAACTGCTCACGAGAAAGTCCGAGCTGCTCGCGGGCAATCTCTTCGGAGACTCGCGTCAGTTCAGATAGATCAGGCGGCTTCGGTGCTTTACAACACATCGCGCAGCTCCTTCATCATCACGACCGCAGAAGGGGCGTAGCCCCTTTTAGTCAGCCACGGGACCAAATCTGTGCCACCTGTCGGGTGACGACTAGACAACGCAAAGATCTTACACCCGAGTTTTTTCAAACTTGACTCGACGTAATCCAAAAACACGCTGGCCGCACCCTTGCCACGACACTCTGGGGAGAGGAAAAAGGCGTCTTCCCGCCCAATGTACTCGCGTTTTGCATGACCGGACTGGTAGACGTAGCACGCCAAATACCCGACTAGTTTCCCGTCAGTGCGCGCCGTGAACATTGCAAACTGCCCATTCTTTTCAGACACAAAATAACTGGCGTAGTCAACGTCCATTTCGAGAGGCGTACCTTTTTCAACCTCGTTCCAGTGCAAAGCAAAAAGCGGAGCGATTTCGTCTTTAATGTCGGAGAGTTTCTCGACACCAAACGTGAACGTCGTCTCTTGCAAGGTCACTGTCTTTGTCGGAAAAGCGTAGTACTGCACTGTCATGTAAGGTCACTGCATGACGGAAGCGGGTATTGTCGGCCAGAAATTTTGTGATATTGAATCAGCAGTTTTTGCAGCGAATCGCTGTACAGATGTTTGACAGTAGTGTTCGCAGTACACTGCTTGGTGCGCGTGTCTAGTATCCGGCTCTCGAGGTCAGTCTCGCGCGCTTCTCGCCACTCACTTTTCAGTTGAGCGAGGTCGCTAGCGCTTGCAAAACCGGAATACACGGCACTTACATATCCAGACGAGAGCGCTATGTAAATTACAAGAGCTATGGCGGTGCTGAGCGACACAATAGTTACGCTCCACCTCCACCGATGATGTTCATCTGGATGCGCGGAATCGAGAGGCGGAAACAGCATCGCCGCCATAATTTTTACGAATGACTTCATTTTTCACGATCCATCTTGGAGATGATCTGGTTCTTCTCCCTAGAACCAGCCGAAGACCCGAAGTAGTAGCCGAGCACCATGCCTACGGCAAGATCGAGCGTGCCAAGCCCACGCATGACGATCTCGCGGTTCTCCTGCGGCACAAGATACTGTAAGAGATACCACTGCACAGTAAACCATCCAACAATCACGATTGCGGCAATGATCCGCGGAGTCCAGTTGTCGCCGGTTTTGATCTCGCGCTCACGCGCACTTGCGCGATCTCCATAGGCGAGGCGGTCGCGCTCAACTTCAAGCTCTTCCATTGCCTTTCTGAAGTCGTACTCAGCCTGCTTGAGCTTCATGAGCGTTTCAGGATCTGCGCCAGAGATCACGGCAGCGACTTCCGACTCGTCTGCTTGCGCGTTACCAAGCACCTTATCGGCAATCGTCTTGACCGCAACACCGGCCAACGGGCCGCCCAGAGCCGTAGCCAAAGTCGGGGCAACGGTACCGACAATCTTTTTCCAGTCTGGCTTTGGCATTAGATCACCACACGTGTACGGAACCAGCCATAGATGAAATCTTCGTCTTTCTCGCGGCGCTCAGCGAGTTCGACGTAGAACGCTCCCTGAAGAGAATTCAGCATCCGAAGGAGGACAGTTTCCCCTTCGCTCTTGCGCTTCGTCAGGTACGCCCGAAGTGCGGCGAGCGTGACCCGCCCAACACGCCCGTCCACAACGACGTCGCCAAAGTCCACCTGCTGCCGGTTGAGCACGTTCAGGCTGCGTTGCAGCCAGCGGCTTGCAGTAGGTACGCCGACGTTCACCGCAGAGTCGAACAGCTCCATCGCAAGCGGCAAAGAAAGCGACGAAACTTCGTCAAGCAGTAGCGAGTCCCAGTACTGCTCCTTGTAGATCCGTGCCGCCAGATCGAACGGCAACTCGGTCATTAGACCGTCGTAACCGAACGCGCGGGCCACCTTTTCGGTGATGCCGTATCGGGTCTGTCCACCGCTGTCGGAAGGATGATTCGAATACCCCCCTTCGAGGCCGGTGGTGTGCGCAAGAGCGCGCTCGAACGCAGTTGGCATTGCTGCCCCCTAATTGGCTGGTGCTTCTATACCATTTCCAACAGATGTGAGCAACCTAACTGATAAGCCCTACGAGCCGTACCCCTGCGTACCGCCTCCTCCCCCCGTGGCGGATGGCCACGGTTTTTTAAGTATGAGGGTCGGCATGATCTGCGGCGTATTCAAATCCCTACCTCCTACAAGCCGAGAAACCACTTGCACAGGGCGCCTTAACGTCAGCGTCGGCATCAACTGTGGCGTGTTTAGGTACGCACCATTTGTGTGTTTCGCCGGTTTAGCGATACCTAAAAGAACGGCCACGGCTTACTCCCAAAGCATGAAGAGACCAACGTTAGAAGTTGCGCCGCCCGCTACGGGCATGGCAACGGACGTAGCACCGGGATGACCGATACTGATGAACGTACGGGCCGTAGACCCCTTCGTCGCTAGTGAGAACGTATTACCCACAGGTACTTCGTTCCGTAGCACCAGTCCGCAGTGTAGATGCGTATCGATCGCGGGCGTTGCGTAGAAGAACGGCACAACGTACGTGTCTGAGCCGACCTGCGTGCTCGTTAAGTTGTGCGGCCAAAATCCAAAGTGCGGCGCATTGTTTGCGAAACTAGTATTAACAGGATATCGTGTTGCTGAGCTGACGTCCCACACCTGCTGATATAGCGCTCCGTTGCCTCCACCACCACCAGTGGCAGAGATCGTACCTCCCATAGATATGTTATATACGCCTGCGTCAGTAGGCGCACCACTAGAATTAGTGGTGCGACCGATGAATAGCACGCCGTTATTAGCGTCAGTGCCCTGCGCACCCGTCTTCCACGCTACACCAAGAAAACCTAGATTTGCGTTGTAGCAGAACCGCGAAACGTAAGACGTAGACGTCGAGTTCGGAGAACTACTATGAGTCATCGCCCGCTGGCCGAGCATCGCCCCGGTAATTACGCCTGCACCGTCAGTCCCAGAGCCAATTGCTACCTGAATTCGCGGAATTGTTGCGCTGGCGTCGGTGCCAAAGTCGAAACGGATGAAGATCGGCGTCGTGTTGTGCAGTGTGTCGTTGAAACGGAAAATCGCATATCCGGCATTGGTGCTAACACCAGGCCGCGTCACCGTTGTAGTGTCGATCTGCCCCGTATCCGAAGTCTGTGTCAAGCCAACCGCATTAAGCTGAGCAATGAACTCCGCGACCCACGCACGGAAACCAGTGGTACTGCTGTGGTCTAATACGGTAGTAGTCGATGCAGTAGCCATGCTTTACCTCAATGTTAGCGACACATGAATGTAATTAAAATTCGAAGTCGAAACAAGCTCAAACAGCAATACATCGTCAGCGGCGAGTGAGGTCGTCCAGCCTGTAAGCGTCGTGTCGTTCGTTGCACTTTGCGACGAGAGCCCTAGGTTGTTACTGATAAGCGTGCCCGCACCATACGCTCCAAGCGTCGTGCGACGAACCTCTACTACGCAGTTTCCCGGACCACCGCGCGTGACAATCACTGCTTGGTGTATCGTACACGCTACAGGAACGTGAACAGCCACGACCGGAGCATCGCCTGCAACGATGGGGTTTACGCCATTGACCCACGTTGCAGTCTTTTGAACCGTCTGTTCTTTGTACGTAGCCCACTGTCCGTCACCGCGTAGATACTTCGTCGTGTCTGGAACGCCTGAACCGAGACGCGTAGCCGCGATAATGCCTGATGTAATTTGCGACGCCGCGATAACAAGTAGCGCTTGATGCTGAGTAACAAACGTTGACGGGATGTCCGTCGGGTAAAGGGTATCGTTGTTCCAGTTACCCGACCGTAAACGCAGAAAATCACCTTCAGCTGCGTCAGTAAGATCGGCGACATTTGAGATCTGCGAAAGGTCAGCACCGACAAACGAATTGGAGTTACCCTCCAGTGTGATCAGCCCAAGATCGATTAGTTCTTTTACACGAACAAACGAATTTAAAAGATCGTTTGTACGGCGCTGACCGATCTCCAATGCTTCTTTTATCGCTTGAAGTACCCGAGTATGGTTATCCACATCCCCGGTAATAGCGGGGATGCTTGGGTAATTGCGGTTAGCGGTAAACTTGACGGCCATCAAATAGCCCCAAGTTCTTTACCAGTACCTGCAATGCTTACTGAGTACACGTTCGTGTTTGAAACCATCTCAAACTGGTAGACGTCACGTTTGAACCCAGTAGGCAGCCTGACCATATCCTGAGTCGTCACAATGGTATCGAACACAATCTCGTCGTTCGCATACATGGTGAACCGAACTGCTGAAGTTTGCAGCAACATGAAATTTATCGGGTAAAGCGGCGACCCACCGAGCGGCATGCGGTTTTCAGGCTCAGTCCAGCTCGGTACAAGCCCTTTTTTCTCTACACCATGCAGCACATGCCCATTCAACGTATTCAACCGAGCCGCGTTAAATCGCGCTTGGTTGTACGGCAAGTAGTAATCCAAAATGTCGTCTTCGACATTGTCCGGAGCGTCATCGAATTTGATCTTCAGCGCGCCAAAATTCACAGGCGACGGTAAATGGAACTGCTTAGACTTCCATCGCCAGTACAAACGCTCAGAACTTTTTGGGTCCCATTCCCACACACGGTCGTTGTAGATCAGATAGACGTCTCCGTTGTACCGGTCGGTCTCAATACCTTCGACGTCGTTAAACCGATCAATCTCAACAAGACGCGCAGTAGGTTCAGTCGGATCAAAAATGAACCCAAACGACGGGCCGGTAAACGCAATGTACTGCATACCATAAGTAGCAGCAAAAATAGTGTCTGGCGAATACCTATTGAGCCACTCTTCTTTTGTCATGAGTGGCTGAGTGACGATTTGTGGTGTACCGCCATTTGTAAACGCAAGTCCGTTGACCGTCGGGTAATACACCCCATTTGGGGTCGAGACAATACCGCGCCTCGAAAGGCAGGGCATGATCGCATCGAGCTTTTGCACAGTGAACGAAGATGGCGTTACGCCAGCTCCGATGTAAGGGTTCGACTCCGTGCCTATGATCAACGTCGAGCCGACTACGGCAAGCCCGACAATCTCAAACTCGGTAGACAGCTCGTACTCTACAGGCCATGCGTGCGGACGGTACGGCTCAGAAAACAACAGTCGCCTACCAACCCACCCGACGAGAAAGCCATTGGGCATCACCACGAAGCCTTCCATATCTGCGGGGGGAGGCTGCCACGTCGTCGACTCGAGCAGCGAGTTAAGCGCTGCGTCGTCGTCTGACAAGGTGTCGTTGTACGTAGTGGTCGCAATAGGTACTTCGGCGACGAAAAAGAATGACGAGCTGCTATTACCCGGCACAGTCCGATAGATGCGCTTTTTAGTGATCAGACGGTGCGACGCGTCTGGCACAGACGTTGGCAGATTGCTAATTACCCACGTGCCTGTTGCGGCTGTTTGTACGGGAGTAGGTTCGCTGTTAGGCCCTTCTTCGCCAAAATCACTGACGAAGGTCACAACGTACGAACGAGTAGTGGCAGTACCGGCATCGGGTGGGGTTACTGTAGGCTGCGTAGCGGGTGCAGGCACGCCAAGATAAAGCTCCGGAACGTTGCTTACAATCCGCTGTAGCGTGTTGTATTTGGGCCGGCCATCTCCCGCCCAATAGTACCGGTTATGAAGGTCGTTGATGATTGGCGATCGAATAATGTCGACTTCACGACGGTCAAAAGCAAGCCACTCGTCGCTGCCGTAGTAGTAGTCGTTCGCTTTAGGGATTCGAAACGCCCGCCGCACCGTAAAATTGTTATCTGACAAATCTACAACTTCACGAGGTGCGCGAAATCCACGAGCTTCACCAGACAAAAGTTTTGTGTTACTGGCTGTTGTTGCCGCCGAGTTAGGCAGCAATCGCGCAGATACACGAGGAATCATCCCCATGAAATTCTCTAGCTTGATTGCTGGCATAAAACTACCTCTTACGGCTTGTACTTGAACTGAAACCGATACCCACGGTTCATGCCAATTCGGTCAAGTTTCTTTGTGCCGATTCCAGACTCCAACAACCGCTCAGTCTCGAAACGATCGCGCTGCTGAACGTAATACAACGCGCTATTGCGTACATACGCCAAAATGATGTCGCTGGCAGACGACTGCGACGCACGTTTATCGTCAAGTGAAGCGCGAGGTGTAATTGACCCGCTCGGCAACGTTGAGATCACGTAATTTGAAACAAGCGTGTCATACCACCGGTACTTCGCTACTCCGTTTGTTTGATACCACGTAACGAACGGCCGCATGGACTGGTCAAACGTAAACGATACCTCTTGCACCATCGGCTGAGTGAATACGAGCGTCGGAGAAACGCCCGGAGCTTCAAGGTAAAAGCCGTCTCCGTCCATATAGCCATGCCAAACTTTTGCCATTAGTCCGCCTGACGTATCAGACAACGCAACACCACCCATCTCATAGTCCTCGAGATCCACTTTGTAAATATCACGTGGAGCCAAGAACTCGATGTAAACTTGGGAGGTAGACAGTGTGTTACCTGGCAGTGCCATATTACGGTTTGCGAGCCCACGAATACCTGAACGTCATCGACAGCGTTTGAGAGTTAGTTTTCATGATGTTCGGTGACATGCCGATTTGTAACTTGCCGCCTGCAAATTCGACATAAAACGCACCAATGCCGCCACCGAAATTTGCATTGCTAAGCCCCCACTCTGCCGTACGATCGCGATACAAACTTGACTGCGAATACGAAAGAGCTGAAGTCGTTGGAGCAGATGAAGCAGTACCAGTCGGAGAAGATGTAATTGCACCTAAAGTACCAGAATATGCAGTGACATTTCCGCCAGTGCGTAGCGCAGCAGCAGTAAACCCCCATGTATCCGAATAAACTACTGAGTTTGCTTGCCCTGCACGTACAGTGTACGTGTGTGTAACACCGTTAATAACCACTGTACCAGTCGTATCTGACGGCGGCGCGTAGTTCCTGATTCGATACGTAACATCAAGAAATTCGTCAGACAGGACAGTAATGGTCGTAGGATTATCTGAACTGTCTAAGATGCGTGCACGACTGAACAGGTTGGAACCAGAACCACTGCTCCATCCAACGCCAACTTCTGAAAGGTTGCCTGCAGCAACACCAGCAGCAAATCGGTACGTACGCGTATTCTGAGTATAGTACGGAGCGTTTGCTTGAGCAGTCGTTGCAGAGCTGACCGACAAAGTAGTCGTACCTGCAAGATAAGTCTGCAATCCAGTGTCATTTACAGTAGCTGCATTAGTACCAGTACCGACTTGACACGCATTAAGCCAGTCGCTGTTCGTACCAATACGGTTAAGCCCTGAATCAAGAATCAGGTTGTCAAAATCGGCCAGCTTGCGGCGGCGGCCGTCAGGGCGTACTGCTTCCATAGTGAAATGCCCGCAAATGCGGGGCTTCGCAACAAGCAGTTCGCTTTTAGGCTCAACGATTTTAAACTTCGGCACCCAAATGTTCATTCTAGTTCCCCAGACACGAGAGATCCGCTCGAGTCAATTGCTTCTGTCTGATACCTAGTGTAGTCAATCAAAGCGTCGTCAAGGACACCTGAAATTACACTACCGGACGCTTCAATGGCCTCCTTATTAGCGTCAGTCAATCCCCAATTCGAGTACGTCTTATACGAAGCAGTCGTAGTCAACGATCCTTCGACAAGAATGCCGCTAGAATCGATTGCTTCAGCAGCGTATCTGGTGTAACTGACCAGCAATGTAGGAAGCTGGCCTGCAATCACAGAGCCGCTGACGTCGAGCGCGTCGCCAAGAAATGCGTAATTTGGGAAAGACGGCGCTACATCGCCACTTGAATCGATACTCTCCTGAAGATCGTATGGATAAAGCTTTGACGTACGAAACAGCAGTATGCTTCCGATCGCAAGCTTAGTGAAAAACTCTGCTGTAGCAGCATTTCTGACTTTTACTCCGTTAGTCCACGAAAACGCAGTCGTGTTTTCCGCACCACGTTCGACTGTTAAAGTGTTTCCAGATCGCGCAGTGACATTCATGATCTCCAATTTGTTCTGCGCATCATCGCGCAGCACAATTGTTGCAATCTCACCAGTACCCGGCGAAGGCAAAACTGCGCCATTTTCTACAGTAATGGTAGTAGCCGAAGCCGAAATGTCTCCCACCAGCGTTGTGACGCCGAAGTTTTTAAACACGAATGTACGTGTTTCAGGCATCAGCTACCCAACAAGTATTGCAAATAGTGAAGTGTTCCAGACGTCATCCTAAGCTGCACAGACGCGCCTGCTGGAAATGCTTGCGCCGTAGTATCTTCACGGCCACGTTCAACTGTTAACACGTCTCCTGTACGAGCAGTACAGTGCATGATCTCCCGTATGCCCTGCGCGTAGTCAACAACCGTAATTTTAAAAATCTCGTTAATGCCCGGACTCGGAAACGCCGCACCACCACCAGCCGAAACAGTGATTTGAGTTTGTGAAACACCGATATTAGTCGCAAGCGTCGTCGACGCATTGTTTGCAAACAGGTGTTTCCTAGAATCAATATACTCAGGCATGTCGAGTTCTTACCCTGTGTACATGATGTAGTACAGCGCGCGGTACGGCGGCACAGTGGCGATATTAGACAACGTGTGAGTATGCGCGCCATCCGACGAGATCGAGTGCGTGTGCGCGTTAGAGCCAGTACCGGCATTCTGTACAAGCTGCTGACCCGAGGCGCCGGTGTTGATGTAGCTGTAACCAGTGCCTTCCTCATTACCTGCAATACCTTTAGCGCCGCCAGCGCCAAAATTCTCAGCGTTGCCTTGCGACCCGCTAGTCCAGCAATACAGCTGGTGATTGTGTGCTGGGAGATCGTTAATAGTAAGCGTCGTACCACCAGTGCTGCCGGTATGTGTGTGCGCGCCGTTTGAGCTTGTCGTACCGCTAGCCGTAGCAGAGCCGCCAGTGGAGTTATAGGCATAGTCGTTACTGACGCCAATCACGAAACGACCACGAAGATCTGGCGTACCGTTAGTACCATCGCAAATTGACCAGCCAGCGGGGACGTTATTGATAGAGCCGTACCATAGCGTGATCATACCGACCACATACGCAATGCTACGAATCGTAGTAGTGTCGGCCTGAGTCAAAATCGGCGACCCAGAAGCAGTAGCACGGGTACCGTTAGTCGGCACAACAATCTGATTCGACGTATCGTTAGCTACTCCGCGTATCGGTACGTTGACTATCTGCCCGCCGTTGATCCTTGTAGACGAGCCAGTAAGAACGGCATCTATGATGTCGTTACCGTCCATGTCCAGATCGCCAGACATGGTGTCGCCACTACGTTGGACAAACTGTTCCATCGAGCCTTTTGTAAGCCTAAGCTCGACACGCGTCTGACCGGCCGTCCACGACTGCGCTGTTGTGCCTTCCTGCCCGCGCTGAACGGTCAAAAGATCGCTAGTACGGGACGTGCACTTTACAACCTCGATATCGCCAGATGAGTTTTCCAGCGTGGCCATAAACCAATCGCCACCACTCGGTGACGGAAACAACGCACCGTACCCAGCACTCACCTGAATAGTTGTAGATGCATTAGTTATGCTTGCAGCAAGAAGCGCACTGGCGTTGTTTGAAAAAATTTGTTTAGCCATTGTCAATCCTCAACTGAAAACTCGATGACATCTTTTTTCCTCTGAGTATTGTTAGTAGTCACAGTGAACGTGACTTTATACTCAGTATCAGCGAGTCCGTTTTCAGCGAAAAACGCAAATTTCTTCTTCGCCGCGTCAATGACGATGCCGTTTATCAGAAAGGCTGGTGTCGTAGTCGGGGTAACCACAGCGGTAACTGTAGAAATCTCTTCGCCTACTTCGAGAAAACGGGTGTAGTCAACACCGCGCTTGCGTTTTTCACCTGGGCGTTGCTTGTAGCGACCTAAAATCATGGCTTTATCCGTGTTGAAATAGCCGGCAAACGTACGCCGGGCGGCACCTTCGGGTAATTTGTACGAACCTCAGCACACAACTGATCTTTCGTATTCAACTTTCCACTAACAGTCAGCGAAAACACGGTACTGTCCGGTTCAGCGTCGATATAAAGCGCTGCCTCACCATCACCGCTGTTGACCATCAACAGGTTTACTTCCGATCCGGCAAGGATGTCTCCAGACAGAGTAAGAAGAACTGGGCCGCTCATATGCGGAAAAACCCCCCTTCTTCCGTGTTTGGGTAAATGTAGTACTTAATCCCCACCGGTTTAAACGGAGTGGTCACCAACGTATCCCTATCTATGTACGCAACAAGTATCGACGTAGCTTCAACGGTTGTGTGCTTGTAAATGATCGCTTGCGACACAAATCGATCGTCAGCCAGCAACGGAAACTCGATAGGATTGCCTCCGCAAATACCGTTTGTCGCCGTACGGCCAGTAATATCAAACGACGTTGCAACGCGCGTACCCAAAGGGATGCTGATCAAATACTGATTCGTAAAATCTGGGAGATACGCATCTGGAAGAAGTATTGCGCGGTACACCCCTGCCAGCCACGAGAGCTGTCCAGTCGCAAAAAGCTCACGTGCGTATGGGTATAACTGGCTCACGGCTCATTTCCCAAACCGCGGATAAGACCATGACTGCGCACCTGCCATGCCTTGTTTTGCAAGCCCAGCGTATTTCCCTATTGCTGAGCGGAAACGCTTGAGGTGGTACTGCGCACGAATTAAATCAGAGTACGCCTTTGCTGGATGACTGTAGAGCCTTCCAAGCGTTCCATCGAGCAACGCGTCATAGTGATGACTCGCCGCAATTTGGGGTAGTGTGGTTACGGTCTGCTTTGGCGTTAGCGCCACGTAAAATGTAAGAGCATCCTCGACCGTCGTTTTCGGCACCGGCCATAGGCATACATGATCAGCACCATCAAGCCAGTAACCGAGTACAGAAGTTGAGTCGTCTTTTGGCGGCTTACGATAAATCGCAGGAAGCGGGTTTCCGCTAAGCTCTACACCAAGAACTCGTACGATATTTGCGTACGCATCGTACGGAGACATGACGTACCGCTTTTTATCAGCCGTCAAGTCTCGTGGCCCTATCACTACGCGCCACGCAGTGCTTTGTTCGTAAAACTCACGCGCTGCGAGTATAAGTTCGCGCTTTACAACCTTCTGATTAGCGCCGGGAATCCGGGGCAATAGATCTTTCAGCCACGTCGACAGCGTGACATTACATTCATGCCCAGAAGCTTCAACGAGGATATCTTCCACGTGCGCTCCTTACAAACCCACGAGCATGCGCCTAAACTCGCCCATCAAAGTTATGGCGCGCCCATCATTCGTAAATTCGTCCTCGACAAGCTCGCCGCTTGCAGCAACGAAATACACGAGAGGTAGATAGAACTGCATCGGCAAGTCGAACTCTGCTGAAAGAGCTACCTGCCCATCCTCGATCTCGTCTATTTCGTCAGGATCGTCGTCTGGATCAGGATCAGTCGTGACGATTTCCGGGACAATGATCTTGTCCGTGTCGTCATCAAACCGGTCCCAAAAAGCATCGGGCCGCAAGCGCGCAAGCTCTTGCAACCCTCGATTCAACTTTGCCAGTAACGCGGTATTCGTGTACCGGTAGGGGGTGTCACTGTCTTGAAGAAGAACTCGCGCCTCATCAAGAATGTTTTGGTAAGTCTTAGCCATCCAGACCCCCAAAAGCCCCCGAGACCATACAGGTCTCGGGGGCATCAGGCCAACTCAGAAGTCAGGCGATTACTCGCCCTTCTTCACGATCGCACGGCCCATCGCAACGCCGTTCACAACCTTGCGACCATAGACCTGAAGGCCACGGAGCAGGTTCGAGAACGAGCGCTCAGAGCGCACCGTCTCCAGCTTGGTGAACTGCGACGCAAACGTCAGAGCGGCCGGTACACCGAAGAACACCGGGTACTCGTCGCTGTAGACGCCCAGCTGCGGCAGGTTGTTGGACAGGTAGAGCGTGAAGCGATCCACCATGCCCAGACGCCCGTTGCGCAGCATCGAGGTGCCGTCGCCAGCGAGCGAGGCATCGCGCAGCTCAGACTTCTTGATCATCGACGCCATCCACGCCGGGATCACGACGTAGCGGCCCGTCTCCGGCAGGTTCTGCTCGTCGAGCACCTGACCCAGATTGACGAGGAAGTCGACGACAGCCTGCGAAGTAGAGTCCGACACACCAGTACCGGCGCCCTCTTTGGCCGCAGCGATAAACTGCGGTGAGCCAACAACGCCAAGACGGATGTCGCCCGAGATCGCACCAGCGGCCAAACCGCGGTTTGCTGAGTTGATGTCGGTCGTGGACGACAGATAGGTCAGAACCTCACTGTCGATCGCGATCTTCATCTGCTCAGTTGCGTCCTCCGCCCAGATATCCATAAGCTGGATATCCGACTGGATCTCCATCACGTCGTCGAGCGCAAGGTTAAAGTACTTCGCCCTGTCAATCTGCAGCTCGACGATGTTGCTCGACGGACGCTGAACCGCAAGGTCCATGTTCGCCTGATAATCAGCAATCGTGATCGTCGGACGCGTACGAATCTTTACCGTGTCGCCCTGATTGCGGATCTCGCCTTCGTAGTCCGTATTGGCAATGGCCGAAAAGACCGTCGCCTTGTAGAACTTCTCAATGAGTTTGCCTGACCAAATCTCAGGGATGAACGTACCAGCATAAGCCGGTGATGGGTTACTACCAGCCCACGGTGTACCTACAATAGGAAATGGCATGTTTGATTACTCCTGAAAAAGTACGGTTCGCGTTAGCGAATACGCCCTTCGACCTGCGCTTTGAAGATGTCCTGTTCGATCTTCTTGGCATCATCTGGACGCTTCGCGTATTTCCCCGCACTGAGATCAGAATAAAATTTCTGAATCTCGGGGCGGGTCCAAATCCGCTTACCGGCTCCTTCCTGAGCGCCTGCTGTCCCCTGCTTCGGAGCACCGGGGGCCGTCAGCGAGCTTAGCGAAACTTGTGGTGCAGACTGATCTGCAGCAAGTGGCGTGGTCGCAGACGGGGTCACAGCCGCGTTTTCCCTTAGATAGCCTTCAAAAAACGCAACAACGCGCGGTCCGTCATTGCGCTGATATGCAATGTTGAGAAGAGTGCCGCGCTTCTGTCCAGAAAACGGATCGACTTGATCCAGCCACTCGATAAAATTCGGATCGACATCGAGCTGCTGCCAAGTCGGTACACGTTCCGTAAGAAGCCGGTGTACTTTCTCGCGCTCAGTCTCTTCGACCTTGCGCGCTGCAGTCGAGACTTGCGCCTCAACTTCCTGAACCTTTTTTGCGACCGGCGTAATTGTGTTTGCAATACGCTGGTCGACATCTGGCACGACAGCTTCACGAGCTGCGCGCTTCACAAAATCGTAAAGGTCCGCGCCAAACTCGGCGACTTCTTCGTCGCGTACAAGCTTAGATACGGACGGCTTTTGCTGCGGCTCCTGCTGCGGTGGCATAGTCGATAGCAAACGCTGTGTAGCCGCCAACTGATCAGCAAGCTGCCGAATCTGAAGCGACTGCTCTTTGATTTGATCTTGAAGCCGAGGAACCTCCGCGTTGTACTTGCCCTGAAGCACCCGGTACCGCTGCTCCCAATCAGTTGGTGCGGTAGGTGCGGTAGGTGCGGTAGGTGCGGTAGGTGCGGTAGGTGCGGCAGTGGGCTCAGTAGAAGCGGCAGTAGGCTCGGCAGAAGCGGTGGGTGCGGTCGTGTTTTCAGTAGACGACTCCGCAGCAGCTTTCTGCGCTTTGGCGTATTCCTCAGCGATCTGATTTGCGCGGTCGATCTGTTTGCGAACGGAGCTTGGGAGAGCACTCATGTGTATTCTCGCGGGTTACTTGAATTTGATAAGCGTGTCAGGAGCCGTACGAATCGTCTCAAGCACCGCTTCGCAGTAAAGGGCCTCGCCCTGCGCCCTATGGCACGGAGCCCCTTCTGACCGCAACGAGAGCTTGACCGCGTTCAGCATGTCTTCCTGTATCGCCTCGACGAAAACCTTGAAGTCCGAGTTACCGCGCAGGTTCGTCAGCGCCTGCGTGAGTTCCTTAGTCGGTTTCACTCAGCCACCGGCTTTGTGCTTACCGCCACCGTGTCCCATCGAAACGCCAGACGTCCGATCGATCGGCAGATCGCGGTTGCCCTTCGTATCGCCGATGAACTTGCTGCTGGGGCGACCGGCATGGCCTTCACCGGAACCGCCGTGGTTCATCTGGGTGAGGTTGTGATTCATGTCACGATTGCCCTTTGTGTCGCCAATGAACTTACTGCCCTTCATGTATGAAACTCTCCTAGCACGTGTGTGGAGGGGAACCATGTAATTCGGAGCGTACCCGAATCGGAGACTATTGACAAATCAGCACTTGTGGTTCTTGACCAGCTTCGACGCCTTGCCACGGGAGACATACCCCCCGTCCTTGTAGCCGCGCACAGCCTTACGCTCGATATCGTCGATCTGCTTCGCGCGACCCTGAATCGCCGCGCCAGCGCCACGGTTCTGGACAGCATGAACGCCCTTACCCATAAGTCCAAGCGCGCGATCCTTTACAGCCTCGAGGTACGAAGCTTTGTACTCTTTGTCCTTCATACTGCACTCCTATCGTTTACGTGCTGTGTTCGTTTTCGGGTTGTACCGATAGTCACTCGGACGACCACCTCGGTCCTTTGCAGCGCGATCTTTCGCACGCTCGCTGGCCGTCATACGATCCCGTGAACGTCCTTCTGGCGTCAGCTTGCCGCTGGCGTCAAGATGCCCACGTTTTTTGAGGATCGCTATAGCCATGCCTTCTGATCCGGTCTGGGCAGAGAGGCGGTCTACCAGCGAATTACGCCCCATGTGTTTTTGTGTTGCCACCTCAACCTCCCGCCCGCATTCCGGGGCGTCCGGTTGCGTTGTTTGACATCTGCCCTTCAATCGGCTCGCGCACCGCTTCCGGGCCTGCGCGCCCTTCCTGTGGCGCAGGTTGCTGGTTGGCGTCTGGAACGCCGCCCGGGGCTCCCGGAGCCGCCTGCTGGGCCATAGCCGCCATAGCCTGCCTGAGCGTATCCTCGTCAGGTACGACATTGCCCGGAAGTCCAAGCTCGCCCGCGACAGAACGCAGTACCGCTGCGCGACCGGGAACGCCCATAATCTGCATGTCGATCGGATTGGCAGTGAGTTGCAAGAACTCCAGCTGCCTGAGCCGTTCCTGTTCGCGCTTCTGGGCGTACGTGACACCTTTGACAGCAATCTGCTCATCGCCTCGCAAAACACCCGGAATTGTGAGCATGACCATTTCGTAGAGCGTTTCGATCAACGGTTGAACTACGTCCCGGTCGATTGTCGCGGCGACGTTCTGCAGCGTCTTCGACGCATTGCCCATCAGCATCGCAAGACCGGATGCGGTGCGGCCAGCGCCACCTACGCGCTCATTGCCCATCATGTACCGTGGGATTGCAGAAGCTTCATCGCCCATCTGCGAAAACTTCTCGAGCACGGTAAGAAGAACGTCCGCGTTCGACTGTGGCTGGAAAAAGTCGATAGGCCTGAACCCGGCCGCAGAAAGCATCGGATCGATGCTCACGTGCCAACGCTTCCACGGGAAAAGGTCGTCAGTCTCACCGGGCTGCAAAACCTCGTCATTGACAATCACTTGCGGTCCTGAAGAGATTGCAAGGTTGTTGACGAGCGCCCGAAGCGCCGCGTTCGACACCGATTGAATGTCTTCCAGCAAGTCTGGAAGCGCGTTGCCCGACATGGAGCCGGGGACCTTTTCGAAGTTGGTCAGATAATACGGCGGGCGTTGGCGCGTGGAGGGGTTGATCTGAGCTTTAATGACGAACCGGTCAATCAACCATGCCTGAATACTGTACTCCTGCATGGGGTCTTGCACTTGCTCCGGCGACATACCCCAGTCGAGTAGAGTCTGCCCGCTAACAGACCCGTGGTATTCCGCAGTGTCAATCAGCTGAGTGCTTGTACGCGGCCACTGCTCGCGCTCTTCCATACGCGCGCGCTCAGCATCCGTTGCGTCCCACCATTCACGAAAACCGCTATCGCTGAAACGCGTAAGGATCTGGTCAATGGCCGCCGAATCGTAACCGGGTAGATTCTTCACTGCGATCAACTCGGCCCGAGTGAGGCGGATACGCTCTATGAACTCCGACTCCATAACATTGCTCGAACCGGGCGACCAGTAGAGATCGAACGGCGAGACACGGTACCAGAACATCTTAGGACGCTGGACCTTAGTCGCTACACCATTCACCCACCTCAGAGTTGACTGGTTGCGGACGACCGGGCCTTTAATGCACGCAAAGGGGAATATCGGAAGGTCTATCAAAAACTCAGCAAACGCTTCGTAGAAATTACCTTCTACCAGATAGTCATCAAGACGCTCGGTAGCACGTGCTGCCTCTTTCTCGGCTTGCTTCTTTGCAGCAGTCTCGGCATTTTGCCTGAGCATCGCGACACGATCAGCGATCATCTGCGGATCGACAGGCTGCCCCGACGCTTGGATCGTAGCGACCTCGACTTTCACAAGTTCCTGTATCGCAGTCTCGATATCATCGGGGACTGTCGGTACGGGAGTGGGTTCAAGTGCCCACGGCCGCTCCGCGTTCAGGTATATGTCGCGAAGAAGTGCAGTGGCAGAGCGGCATTTGCTTGCCGTCAAGCGAGAGTAGACCGAGCTGCCGCCAAATTTCTTGATCTCCGCCTCAACTGCCGGATCGTACCGGCCTTTGTAAGTGCGCAGAGCGTTAATAAGTCGCTCGCCAATACCTTCGGTATTCCGGAAGTTCTTCATCTCAGTCATCCGTGTACGGATGTGAGACGCAAGCTGCTTCATCTCCGGCTCTGGCTCTTGATCGCGCGCCTGTTGCGCCTGCGCATCAGCAGCATTCAACTGCGCAGGAGTAACGACCCGGATAAGGCCATTCCCTACAGATGTGGGGGATACGGGAAGTGCGCCCAAAAGACGGCCCTCAGTTGATCTGATACAAGTTTGGTGGTACAGAGCACCTGCTGTCAACTGTCTACACAGGAACGCCAAAAATGCCTGCCAAGAAAGCTGGCGCACTCGTCGACGCCAAGACTTCCACGCAGGTCGAGGTTCCGGGCACAGAAGTGCCGCTCGACCTTCTATCACTGCAGGGGCAGCTCGTCGCTGAGCTGGCTGCCGGCCTATCGGACGCCGCAACGATCCGTAAGCGGTACAACATCTCCGCAAAGCAGTGGGAAATGCTGCGGGAGAACCAGCTGTTCCGATCGATGCTTGCCGACGCACTTCGGAAGTGGCGCGGCGATACGAACGCGTCTCAGCGCATTACGCTCAAAGCCGAGATGGTGCTCGAAGACGCCATCCCTGCGTACGACAAAATCATCCACGACCCTGAGTCCGGCCCTGCAGCAAAAATCGAAGCAGGCAAGCTTCTGTCGGCACTTGCTGGACGCAATGCAAAAGAAAGTGCTCCGAGCGGGGCTGGAAGCGGATTCACGCTGAACATCAACATCGGCGACAAAAAGGGCGTCGTGATCGAAGGCAATTCGGTGTCGTCGAATGAGTAACGTTGTCTCCTACAATGCACCCCCGACAATCTCGCAATTCATGCTCGACGATGAGCACGAAGTTCGACTGATTCTCGGGCCGTATGGCTCTGGCAAAACAACTGGGTGCATCATGGAGCTTGCCCGTCGCATGTTGGAAGAATATCCAGATGCGAAAGGAGTTCGGCACACGCGTTTCGTAATCGTCCGTAACACTGCACAGCAGCTTCGTCAGACCATCCTCGAAGACATCCGCAAGTGGCTGCAGCCTGTGATGCAATACAAGGTCACAGACTCGACCATCGTGTTCGACTTCGTACACCCGACTCAAGGACGCATTCGCTCGGACTGGATGATGATCCCGCTCGACAAGCCAGAAGACCAGCAGCGCCTTCTGTCGCTGAACATCACTGGCGCATGGGTGTCGGAGTTCCGTGAAATCCCAATCTCCACAGTCGAAGCTCTGCTCGGACGCGTCGGCCGTTTCAGACCGCTTGGCGTCTCGAAAAACAAATGGTGCGGAATCATTGGCGAGTCTAACCCGCCAGACGAAGACAGCGATTGGTTCAAAAAGCTCGAGATCGAGAAACCGCGCAACTGGGCACTCTACAAACAACCCGGTGGCATGGACCCCAACGCGGAGAACCGTGAAAACCTCCGCGAGAACTACTACGAAAGCCTAATCGAAGCAAACAGTGCCGATTGGGTCGACGTTCACGTTCACGCAAAGTACGGGAAGTCACTCTCAGGACAAGCTGTATGGCGCGCAAGTTTCCGCCAAGATTTCCATGTGACCTACAACGACGTCAAGCCTATACCGGGACGTCCGTTGATGATTGGTCAAGACTTCGGCCGCACGCCAGCGTCACTGATCGCGCAGATCGACGCGCGTGGGCGTCTTGTAGTCTTCAGGGAGATCACGACAAAAGACTCCGGCATCGAACAGTTTGCGGTCAGCGACATCAAACCGACACTATTCGCGCACTTTCCGGGATTCTCGAACTTCATGATCGGAGACCCATCCGGAGCGTTCAAAAGTCAAATCTCGGAAGAAAGCGCGTTTGACGTTTTGAAGCGTCTTGGGTTCAAGATTTACCCTGCTCCGACCAACGACATTGATCCACGCCTTCGTGCGGTCGAGCAGCTCTTTCTTCGCCAGATCGACGGTGGGCCAGCAATTCTGATTTGTGGGCATGGATGTCCGCAACTTGTTCAAGCGCTCAAATTCAACTATCGCTACAGGCGCAAGAAAGATGGAAACCTCGAAGAAGGCCCGGAAAAGACCCACCCATGGTCAGATCTTGCCGATTGCCTGCAGTACCTTGCGCTTGGAATGACGAACAACTACATCGGCAAGAAACTCGAGCGCGCCACGGTGCAGAGGCGGCCGAAACCATCAGTAGTCGGATGGACCTAACGATAGTACTCTTCTATCCACGGGCATTTGCGCTTTGCAGACGGCGACCACGGGTCTGTATGCCCATTAAAAAATACGATACGCGCGTGTTTCGGTAGCATGTAATCGTACTGTCTCAAATCGCACCGATATGACAAAACGCCGTCAGCGCTCGTCCAGCGCGGTTCTCCGGGAAGGATATAACTGAGCCAAGCCTGATCAGATCCGTGATATCCAGCCCGCTGCGCAAGACGTGGCGACTCGATGGGGTCGAACTCAGTCCAGACTTTCGTGCGCGTACCTGAACGAAGAAGCCACATCGAGCCGTTGTACGGGGTAGTCCGAGAAGCATCGCCCCAGAACACTACATCTTCTGGACGATCCCACAACGGCGCACAATCACCTGTAATGACCGTATCCAAATCAAGTGACAAAAACCGATCGTTCCCGATGATCTCTACAGCTTCAAGCGAAAACAGCTTGAGCCGACGATAGCAGCTCGGATTGTAAATGCCATGCGGACTGTCTATATGCGCTAAGTCTTTCCAAAGCGGAATTACGCGCACAGCACTGTCCAAATCTTTCCAATTATCAGTAATGCAAATGAACTCATGCTCGCCCGCGTAGTTACGCGCAACCATGCGCTGTAGCGTATTTACATGGTCTGCACTGAATTGACTGCGGTATTGATGCCGTGGAGTCCATTTCCAGCAGATCACGCTAAGCTTCGCCACTAACTTCTTCCTTTATCTTGGGAAAGAAAATCTCTTCGTACTCAACGCGAATCGGATTTACCGAGCGCATGTCGCCAAGCACGCGCTTGCGGTCAAACGCGGCACGGTATTTCTTTTGCCACTCGTCACGATCCAAGTCCCGTGTATCCGCATCCTCGATGACCGGCTCACCGTCGCGTTTCCGCCGTCCGTACCCGATAAGCACGACATCGTTCATATGCTCGACAGGCGCAACGATATTTAGCTGACGACGAAACTCGCCGTCGCCACCATAACCACCGCCATACCCGCCTGTAAGGTCGAGGTCGTATCCGTTTACCTGCCAGTATGCCGCGTGTTTCACGAGAAACGTATTCGGATGCACCTTGCGCTCGGTGTAATCTGGAGCAAACACACGCTCGAATGTGTAATGCCGTCCGGGGTCCAGCTTTTTCTCCAGCATCGTCAGCGCCATCTCAGGTGTCATGACGATGTCGATGTCGCTCATGAACAGCCACGGATTGTCGCCCTTTTGCCCCGCCTCGAACGCGCCAATGTTGCGACACTGATGCATGTTCCACGGCAGCCGTTTTTTAACGCGAAAAAGCTGCTTCCGAAGTTTGCAGTCTTTGAGAATGTCGAACGCAGGAGCCTTAGAGCTGCAGTCGTCAACGACGATAAGCTTGATCGCAGCGCGCAGCCGCCCCGCACACCGGTTCCAATTCTCGACCTGCAAGGCGAGCATGGTTGGGTTCTCGTAGTACGGATAAATCATGCACACCTGTGGCAGCGGTGTAAGCTCGATCTCGGTCATTTGGACGCCTCAGTGACGAACTGCTGGAATGTCAGGATGGGGAATGACTTGATCGCCGTGCGAGACGAGACGTTGAACACTTTTGTCCCCACCTGCTCGAACTGCCGCGCAACAGAGTCGAACTGCGCCGCCCATTCTGCATATTTTCCCGGTTTCGTAGCACCGTCCGCCCGTGCCCACGGATAGGGGTCGTGCCAGTACGGCTCTCCTTTAGGGCCTTTGCACATGTCGAAGCCAAACAAGAAAATCTTGTTGGGCCTGCGCTGATACGCGTAACTGAGCGCACACATGCCGCTGTTCGTACCGTTGAAAGTGACCCCTGTATCGACCATCTTGACCGACTTGTGGTTGCACTCGAACTGCAGGCGGCGAGGATGGTACGGCAGGTTTTTGTCGGCCCCACGGCGAACCCACAGGTCTGCACCCGGATGCTTGAGAAAAAAGTCCCGCGCACGATGCTCGGCCCAGAGCCTGTCCATCGTGATGCCGACATTGACTTGGCACAGGACAGCCGACTCGTTCACGCCCACCACCCAGCCGTATTCGCGAAAGTCGACGTCAGCGAACTCCTTGAAGCTCCAACCGCCGCCGATCACGATCACCCTCATGGAGCCTCACCCGCAACAACAAGACGTCCGCGTTTCTCGAGAACGCGCCATCTCCACTCTGAAAAAGTATGCTCCAGTTTCTCGAGCCACCACATGGGCGGCTTTACCGTGATGTGCGTATTGCGCCCATCCGGAAGCGAGGACTTGCTCAAATTGCAGTCGATGTTGAAAAACGCCCCGTAAAGCGCCCGATCGCGGATGACGTGCAGAGTCTCGTCGACAAACTGTTCCTCGACATGCTCCATCACGTCGGTGCAAACGACGTAGTCGACCTGCGCATTGAGCAACTCGTCCTTCCCGCGCACGCCGGGGTCGTACTCAAAGATCGTAATCCCCGGCACCACCTCTTCCATTTTCGTCTTGAACGTGCCACGCCCGCAGCCGAAGTCGAGTATCGTCTTGATCTCGCAGTTCTTGCTGGCGCACAACCTCGACAACTCATCGAGCACGTACGGTACCCAAGAGTGCCCGGTGCCGCCCCACGGCCGCTTGTCATGTTTCTCCGTGAGGAGTTTCTTGTAGCCGATCGAGATCAACCTCGAGTCCATCTGAGCCTCACGTGTTTTTTGCCGCGCTCGAGCAAGACGGGTTTGCCAAGCAGTCCGCACAACTGCTCGAGCCACAGTGGTTTCGTCGCCCGCACGTCGAAGATGAATACCGTGCCCGGATGACTCATCTCCGTCAAGATGTCGAAGTAAGTGGTTGGGGGGATGTGAAAGCAGTAAGCCGCAAAGCTCACGATCAAGTCGTACTGCACGGCTGGATAGGGGCGCGGATAGTACACATGCGCATTCTGCACCCCGTTTGCCGCCAAGAAGTCGAGTGTGACACTTGCGTTGTTGAACGTCGAAGCGTGCGACCTTACGACTGGTGGGTCTTCCAACCCATCAAGAATGTGCACGCTAGGAGCACTGTAAAGGCGACTAAGGAGTATATCGACACCACCAAGACCGCCACCAATATCAAGCATAGCCTGACAATGAGCCGGAAGATGTGGTCGAACATTCTCGACAATCCCCCCAATAGACTCCGCATATGCACGCTCCCACGCTTTACGGTCGTGCCTGTGATCCGAGATCTCGCCCCTTTGGATGGAAAGATACTCGAAGTGCTCGTCGTTGATGACGAAACTCATTTCTTGCCTTGATACAGATGGGATTTAGGGGTCGCATACGCCCGCCAGAACATGCCGATATGCCCGAGGTCGATCGCATGTTTGCCACGGTGCCCGAGCCGCCAGGCAAGGCAAGTGGCCGTAGGCCCCGCACACAGGAGCACCCGCTCGAACGGGGAGCTCATGCAGTCTTTCTCGAGGTCGTCGATGACCCGATACGCATCACGGCGCGGGCACGGTACCCAGTTTACCGCATAGGCACCGGTCTGGTAGAGGAACTCCTTCGTCAGGGACCGCTCGCCACAGGCCACAAGGGTGACACTCTGCCCTTTCCACAACCCCTCGATCTTGTCGAAGAACTCCTTCGTGTTGATCCACGGAGCCGAGTCCGGCCGAGAGATGAACGCGGAATAGTAGGTCTTCTTGGGGTTCAACTGCCGAGGGTAGACGTTGGAATACCTCGCCCACTTGTTGTATTTTGGCCCCCTCGGGTCCATAGTCGGTATGGCCGTGAGGACCTTTTTGCTGTGCTGCACGAGGATGCTCGCCAGCTCCACCGTGAGCCGGGGGTCACGTTCTTGAGAGACGCACTCGCCCCCTTTGGCAATCTTGAACTCCCCATCGCCATACCTTGCGATGGATTTCCCACCGATCACCAAGTCCAACGTGTCGTGTTCATCGACCACAGGGGGGTAGATCACTGCTTTACCTCGAACGGTAATGTGGTATTCTTGCCGGGTCCGTGATCTCCTCCATGCTGACGTGACTCGGCCCCGGGACCCCTCGGGGCCTTTTTCTTTTCGGCCATCACGCAATCTCCCAGTCATCGGCCAGCAAGTCCTCATGTCGCACCGCCCACGGAGCCGGGGAGCCGCCCACAGGCACCTCGACGATCATCGCACTGAAGTCAGACGACTCGGCGATCAACATCAAAAACCGCGAGTTGCCCCATACCTTGCGCCGAACGCGTTTGTCGGCACGGAGCATGTTCAGCGCCTTTGCAAACTCCATTTTCATCGCGGTTTCTCCGTACACAGGTTCAGATAGTGGTCTATGGCACGGCGCAGATGTTCGGAGACCGAGATCCCCGTCTTGCGCGCAAGCGCAACCAGCATCTGCCGCTGTGGTTTTGGAAGGATGACGTGCGTACGCACGCCGTTGATCGACGGTCGCATGATTACTCCAAGATTTTAGTGGCAAGGATCGAGATCAACCCCCCGAACACGACAACCCCGAATACCAACGCCCACAGATAGTATTTGGTGACTGCCTGCAGGCGTTTTTGCAGGGACTCGAGTTTTTTCTTTTGGTACAGCGTCGTGTTGCGCAAACAGTCCAGCTCGATCAGCACGCGGCAGTGGATGTCGAGATTGCACGCGATGGCTTGATCTTCGAGCTCTTCCAGCGCGGCTTCGTTGAGATACCAAAGCGCGGAACGCCTCGAATCTCCGTTGTACGCGACCAGCTTTTTACGGTCTTCCTTGAGACTCAGAAGAAGCTGGCGTGCGTACTCGGAGGCGTCGTCAGAGAAGAGGTCGAGCTGCATGTGCGTATTGTGTGTTATCGGCAGGGGGATGTCAATAGTGTGTGTTTCGTGTGGTGTGGGTTTTGGGGGTAGGGTTTTTGGGGGGTGTGGGTGTGAGGGTTTTGGTGGCAGGGGGTGGGGTACGAGGGTTTTGGTGGCAGGGGGGTGAGGGTGGGGGGTACGAGGGTTTTAGGGTTTCGTGTGTCAATCGTGTGTGTTGTAATTTTTGGGGGATGTGGGGGTGGAAGAGATAAGCGCTACCGTCACCCCCCACCCCCGTGGTCCGGTACCCCTCCGCGCCCCTGCCCGCTTAACTCCCACACAGTGTGTGGAATCGTTTCCTCACGTGCGTCTAGTAGAGCCCTGCATGGTGCGGGGCTCATCGCTGGAGCTAAACACAATGGATGCGTTCGAGTCGCTGATATCTGAATTGCGCAACGCTGCGCTCGCGCGACACTTCGCAGTCGATTGCGCGCAACGCGTTGTCGGTCGACTAACTGACCGATGGGCTAAGTCATCGCTGTACATTGCGCGCGAACATGCTTGCGGTTACGCAACCGATGCGCTCTTGTCGGCCGCTGAGAATGTGGCATGGGAATCTGCGGCGCGCGAATCGCCCTATTCTACCAATGCTTACGCAGCTAAATCCGTAGCATGGGCCACGGAACCTGATCCATGGATTCTTAAGACTGTGTATCTTGCAGCGGAATGTGCGCGAATTGCAGCGTGCGATTCCGACGCAGAGCGCGCTTGGCAGTTTGAAAGACTGCACAAGCTTTTGACCGATGGCGTATGGACGCCGATTGTTTGATCCTTGTTACTCAACTATTGGAGTTAATCATCATGGCGAAAAACAAAACCGTTGAAATTGAACCCGCGGTGATCGACAACGCGGGCCGAAACAAGATCGCGGCCGCGGTCGTCGACAGCATCAAGGGCATCGGCGATTCGGGTTCGTTTCTCGCGCACGTATGCGCTGTCGCGCAGTCTGTCGCGAAAGGCAAGCCGATCGGTCAGAAAGGCATCGCCGACATCATGTCGTTGGTCGAAAAGTCAAACACGCTGAAAACACTTGCACCAGCGACTCGCGACAACGTCATGCGCAATTGGTCGCTCGTGCTGGAAACGTACACTGCGATCCCGATCATGCGGGAAATTATCAAGGAAAATGCCGGTGTCTGCACGCACCATCATCTAATGACCGCAGCACGTGCCGTGCGCAAAGGCGAAAAGCCCGAAGTCGCGGCAAAATCAGTGGCTCAATACATCCGCGGTAAGCGTTCCAACGACGCTGCGAAAGTTGACTATGCAGCGAATGCGGCACGCGCATTGAAGGCATGGCTCAAGCATGCGCGTGGCGAGAAAAAAGCCGCAATTTTGGCGGCCGCCGAGTCTCTTGGGCTGAAGATCGTCTAATTCCACACACTGTGTGGAACAAAGCCCCGATCCGCAGGGATCGGGGCTTTTTTTAGGCCGTCATGAGCCAAAACCGCCAAAATTTTTGCCATGCGAAACTTTGAAAGTAAGACCTCAACTAAATCGAGTTTTGGCGCAGGAAACTTTGAAAGATTGAGTTTTCGCGCGAAAAAGCGTGATAACGGCGCATAAGTGGGGGCGCAATGGTGCAGGGATGGGGCGGTCATTGCCAGCGCGGCCGTAAACGGACACACCGATTGGCAATGAGGGAAGGCTTTATTACTAGTACTTTATAGATATACTACATCATATCATCATTACCAACCATATGCTCCCCCTACGCGATTTTCGCAAAAAGACCCTTCGGGACCCAAAATCCCCCAACCCTTGTATGGGGCTCTACCTTTGGCAATGATGATATGATGCAGTAAGACTCGGAAACACTATGCCCGCTAGCGTGGATCATTACCAATCTAGGTTCCACATTTTTCCAACTTTGGCAATGATCCCCACACACTGTGTGGACTGCCCAATCCGTCACACACTGTGTGCCAAAAACTCGGAGACAGCCATGACACACTCTCGCCTGCCGAATGTTGCCTACGGCACTGCCCATTGCGCCGCTCCGCGCCTGCGCCTGACGCTGCGCCAGACTGCGGCCATCTACCAAGCCCTCCGTGCCTACCGTCAGGCCGTGCGCAATCAGAACTCGTTGGAACACCGCCGCGTGGCGCGCGCCCTGACGCGCATCCTCCGGCGCCTGAAGCAGACCGCACCCCTCGACCCCTGCCACCCCCCACCCCGGCACCAGCGGTTCTACCTCGACCTCGAAAACCCGGACACGGACTGGCCCCTATTGTCGCGTGCGCTGCGCCCGCTCGGCAGCAATGGGTTCCTACCAGGATCGCGCGAAGCCCGCTGGTATGCCGTATACGGGGCTTTGACGCGACGTGGCTGCCGCCGTCTGGCCACCGATGCCAGCATTGCCCGTGCCGAGGCGCGCGCCCGTGCCGCCCGACGGCGCAATCGGCAAG